GAATGGATCGGCGATAGAGTCGATACGGCGGGTACATGAACGATATGCCGTTCAGACGCCCGTAGAAGCTCTCTGAGGCACGATCGTGACCTCGGCCAAGTCAGGGCAAAGGGGTAAGAAACCGGCGGATAGATCGGGTAAAAAGATGTTTCATGTGGAACAATATAGTTCACACAAAATACACCGAATAAACTTTACAGACGACTTCGAAGATTTCGACTATGAAAACGATGTCCGAGAGGTCTTGCGCGACTTAGGAGTGAGCGAATATGGCGGGTAGACCCATTGACCAGATGAACATGAAAAAGCTGGATGATATCGGTGAGAACAACCTGTTCGATCGATTAGCTGCTGGCCAAACGATGACCGGCCTGGTGAAAGAGTTGGGTGTCGGCAAGAGATTGTTCTACAAGTGGATGAGATCGGTAGAGGGCAGAGAGGATCGTTACTACGCAGCTCGCAAAGAGTGGGCGAACTACTTAGCTGAAGAGACCTTATCGATTGCAGATAACATAGCTGATGCCAGTGATGCCCAGGTAGCTAAGGTAAGGATCGATACGCGCAAGTGGTTAGCCGCGCAAGCAAATCCAGACAACTGGGCCGCACGCAAGGATCCATTGGTGCAGATCAACATCCACGACCAACACCTAAAAGCACTTCGAGATATTGTCAGCGAGCAGTAGACACGCGCAGAGACGCACTGCGGGCGGCCGGTCTGGCGCGCGCGGGACGCAAAACCAAGCAAAAACAGGCGCAAATGCACGTTAATATTAGTCTAGGATGCGTAACAGCCGTGTACGAGTGTTACAAGCAATACCCAATGCTATATAAATCAATGACTTACGTTTGCTAGATGGTCAGGGATGGTGCGCGAGATTCCTGGGCAGCGCAACCACAGCGCCAGGATTTTGCGGAGCCGCGGAACCCCCCCTTCGAGCCTGGCCGGGGTGGGGGGATAGGGGTTAGACCCGCATGCACCGAATTTTTTTTTGAAATTTTAGGCAAAAAAAGGCCCGGCTGGCGCCGGGCCCGTAGGGCCGCAGTAAGGGGTTGAGGGGCGGCCTACTTTTTCTTAGCTGTTTTCTTGGCTTTCGCGAACGCCTTCGCAGTGGGGGCGCCAGGTGTGCCTGGCTTACGCATCGATTCCTTTGATCCCTTGGCGATTCGTTTTCTTTTTTTATGAATATTGCTGTAAAGACCGCCCATCAGGCTCTCCTTGATTTTGTGCCGCTGCACTTCCACCGCCTCCGGCTCAGCCGCAGTGGTGAGTTTGGGTTCTTTGCGGCTTTCGGCGATCGCTTCATTTGGCCGGCGCTCCGCGCGCAGTAGGCATCGCCTTTCTTGGTGCCGGCCCGCACCCGCGGTCCGCCATCGCTAGCGCGCCCTGCTTGGCCATAGCTAACCTTCTTGCCTGAGCTCGTCACTTTGACTTTGGCTTTGCCTCTTCTCGGGGACGGCATTACTTAGGTGGGTACACTGGTTTACTACGAGTAACCCTAATACCGCCAACCATAGCAGCGTTCCGATTTTTTGAATTTTTGTTTTTGCTTTTGAGTTTGTATCCACCGTGTTTTTTCATCTTTCATCTCCTAAAAAAATCGATCCTAACAAAATTTTTTTTGATGCATAACGCATTAATTGTATACAAAAGGTTGACAAAGGTTACAAAATCATTAATATGAACAGTGTTACAGAGTTACACGAAAAAACACATCAAAGGAGCAGCACAATGAACGAAGTTGAATTAATCAAACTAATCGAATCAATTGTTAAAGTTGAAGCTAGGCCAGTAAAAAATGGCTTTCGAGTTGTAGCAATCGACAGCGATGGCAATGAGCACATTGTCAAGAAGGGCGGCGCTTTAAGAACAGACGCACATTTTTATAACGTGCGCGCAAACGGAAATGGCTATGAAGGCATCAGTCCTTATGTTCAATGCGCTAAAAAGCCCGACACCACCGACCCCAGGTTTTACATTAAGTCACTAGCAATAGAGGTGGCCGCGTAAGCGGCCAGGAGGAGCGAGCATGATCTACGGATACACCAGAGTCTCGACAGAAGAGCAGGCCGACGGCACCAGCCTTGATACTCAGCAGCGTCAGATCACTGGCGTTGCGATGGCAAATGATCTTGATACAGAAATCGTTTGGCTGGCCGATGCCGGCATCAGCGGGAGCGTTGAGTTTTTTGACCGGCCCGCTGTCGCAACTTTAGATCTACAATCAGGTGACATCATTATATGCAGCGCATTAGATCGTTTTAGTCGGGATGCGCGTGATTGTCTTAATGCTATTCATGAGCTGAAAAGTCTAGGCATTCGATTGTTCTTGAACGGCCACGGCGACGTAACCGACGACGCCAATACCACTGGCCGATTGATGCTTGAGGTGATGGCCGCGTTTGCGGGTCATGAGCGCCGCACGATCAAGGAGCGCTGTGCCCGCGGTCGGAAAGCCAAGAAGGATGCCAAAGGTCATATCGGCGGATCGGCCCCTTGGGGGTTTGCCGTCATCGGCGAGGGTCGCGAAGCCCGCCTTGAGCAACTGCCGATCCGCGCTCGCGCTGTCGCGACTATGGTTGCGATGAAGCATCAAGGCAAAAGCCTGCGCGTGATAGCGCATCAAGTTCAGTCGCTCTATGATCTGCCAACATCTCACATGGCAGTGAAGCGAGCACTTGATGGCCGAGGCAAACCCCTATAAAGAATTTCTGCTGCGCTATCGGAATGACCCGGTAGCGTTTGTGGAGCACGTTTTAAAAGTTAAACCGCAGGCCTGGCAGGCCGAGCTGATGCAAGCCGTCTGCGACGGCGAGCGGAAACTATCCATCCGATCGGGCCATGGCGTAGGCAAATCGACCGCAGCGAGCTGGTTGATGCTTTGGTTCCTGATTACTCGATACCCCGTCAAAATTGTTGTGACTGCACCCACATCGGCGCAGTTGTTCGATGCGCTGTTCGCTGAAGTAAAGCGCTGGATCAACGAGCTACCGCTCGCCCTAAAAGACATCCTCGACGTTAAATCGGATCGTGTGAGCCACAAAGCGGCGCCAAGTGAGGCATTCATCAGTTGTCGAACGAGCCGCGCAGAAACGCCAGAGGCGCTTCAGGGCGTCCACTCAGACAACGTATTACTGATCTGCGACGAGGCGTCAGGTATCCCTGAGCAAGTGTTTGAGGCTGCCGCGGGCTCTATGTCTGGGCATAACGCCAGCACGATATTGCTGGGCAACCCAACTCGATCGAGCGGATTCTTTTTCGATACGCATCATCGCCAGGCAGGCGAATGGTGGACCCGCAAAGTGAGCTGCGTTGATAGCGGACTCGTCTCTGATGAATACGTCAGTGAGATGAAGGTCAGGTACGGCGAAGAGAGCAACGCCTACCGGGTACGTGTGTTAGGCGATTTTCCTGCGCGAGATGACGATACCGTGATCCCACTAGAGCTCGTAGAGAGCGCCCAAAGGCGCGATGTTGAAGTGACGGAGGATGAGCCGATCGTCTGGGGATTGGACGTTGCTCGGTTTGGTAGTGCGGCTAGTGTGTTATGTAAGCGCCAAGGCCGCAAGATCCTAGCAATGGAGACCTGGCGCGGGTTGGATCTGATGCAATTGACCGGGGCGGTCGTTGCCGAGTACGAGGGTTGTTTGCCCAGGCAGCAACCTAGCATGATTTGCGTGGATTCGATCGGAGTGGGTGGTGGTGTGTGCGATCGATTGAGAGAGCTGCAATTGCCCGCTGTGGGCGTTAATACCGCCGAAAGCCCATCGCTAAGGGGTACTTATCTAAACCTCAGAGCGGAGCTTTGGTACAAGCTCAAAGCCTGGCTAGAGGCCAGGGATGTAAGTATGCCGGTCGATGATCATCTTCTGGCAGAACTCGTTGCCATCAAATACAAATTCACATCCAGCGGCAAGCTGCAAATCGAATCGAAAGCAGAAATGAGCAAGCGAGGTCTGGCTAGCCCTGACCGGGCGGATGCTGTTTGTCTAACCTTTGCTGTCGAGGCGGCCACGGTGATTCATGGCGGCGGGATGGCCAGCAATTGGAGTAAGCCGATAAGGCGCAACCTCGCTATGGTTTAGGGGTTATGCATCAAGTTTTTGCGGGAGACAATAAATGACCCCAAAAAAATGCGTGGTGCAAATGAAGCCTTATAAGAACGGCCCCCAGGGTCATAGAGATGCTGCCGCAACCATCGAAGCATTGATGACCCCCCAGAAAAAAAGCAAGCCTGCAAAGAAGCCAAAGAAGTAGATGGTCGCACGTAGGCTCATAGCGGGTGGCCTTTTAGGCGCTGCCGCAACTCCCGATGATGCTGAAGCTGGTCTTTATAACACCGGCGCCGGCATCTTACGACGAGCGGCTAACGTTGATACAAGAACTCTCGATCAAGAACGTGGCGATAACCGCGGTCAGCGTAAAGTATCGAAATCTGTTTCTTTGACGGCGGCAGAAAAAACTGCAATCAGAAATTCTATAAAGGGCAAAGGCGTTGATGAAATGGCAGCGTTTAACGTTGTCCGGGAATGGAAAAAACGACACCCAAAGTCTGATTGGACGATACCTGAAATAACAGGTGTTGATGTTGGTTCGAAAGGCGAAATAAAGGTTAAAACTAAAAACCAAAAATACAATTACAACATCGACCCAAAAACAAAAAAACAAGCAGCACCTGGTTCAGCGCACTACAACAAAATCGTGAACAATCTGGTAAATGAGATTGCTGATGTAGCTAGGCGGGCGCAGAGTGGAGACCCAGCAGCTCAAAGAATAATGGACAATGCTGGCTGGTATAAAAACGTAGAAAGCAGATTACGAACAGAGTACGGCTCATTCTCAGGAATGATGGCGGACATCTTAGGCGCCACATCTCCAAACACCCCTGTCGGGACTAATTTTAAATTTAGCCAAGACATTCTAGATAGAGCCACACGCGGCGAATTTGACCAGGTTATGAACGGGTTTGCCGATGCCCTAGATCGTAGATACGAGTTGCAGGATCAGGCAGCGGCTTACCTTGAAGCTCAGAAGTCAGCAGGCAGAACAAAAAAATCTGCGATGCAAGATCCGCAATATGTTCGGATGCAAGATGAGGCGAAACAAATTTCGCAGCGCTTGCAAGCCGAGGAAAACACTATCAAGCAAAGTAGTGTAGATCCGAAAACAGGCAAGCCAAAAAATTACGGTATCAATAGCTCTAATTCAATGATCGCTGT